TGAGCAAAAAAAAGGGGGGGGTGGGTTTCTGAGGTTTTGCCCCCGCCCCCGCCCCCCATTTCGGATCACTACCCTACGTACCTTTCCCGCCCGTTTATTAAATTTGTAAATTAAGTATGTCTTTTTGTAAAATATGCGTTATAAAATTTGTGAATATTAGTCGATATTGGATATATGTATATATTTTGGGTGCGTTCAATCATGTCAAGAAGAAAAGTCCTGAAATTAACTTGCGAGCAACTGGCGAATTTTGGAGGGAAAAGTGGATTTTTGATTCGTGAGAGGGGTCTATGGGGTGAACAGTTCCTAGGATAGAAATTTCAGATTTCGAGAAAAAAAGGTTTGATATTGGCGAAAAAACGAGGGTGTCAAGTTAAAATATTTCGTAAAAATGACGTAAGTGCTTATAAATTCGCTGGCGTATAAAAAGTGTCCTTAAAAATGGAACGGGGATTTTGGCATAGAAAAGGGGTTTATTGATGGATCAGGCAGAGCGTGAGAAGTTGGCTTCAGAGGCGGCGTCGGAGTTGGTTCGGATAGAGGCGGACTTGGAGTTGAGTGGTGGTAAGTCGGAAGCGGAGGAAGTTGCTTCTGAGGTTAAAAAGGAGGATTTGGAGGAAAAGGAGGTTGAGAAACCGCAGGAGAAGGTGGAGAATCGTGGCAAGTATGTGGAGTATGATTTACGTGAGCGTGGTATAGGGAAGTTATTGGAAAGTACAGGTTATGAGTGGAGTGTAAAGCGTGCAACTTATGTTGACGAGGGGGTTTATAAGCCGTTTATGGCGTTAAAACGCAGTTTATTATTGATGTGTACGGATTATAAGAAGCATCGGTACCAATATTTGGCTCATAAAGTGGCCCAGATAATGATGGATAAATTTTTGATGAATCGAGTTCGCGGCGAGTCGGTTCCGCTTCCCGGGGCGTTGGTATTTGAGCGGGATCAGGAAGAGGACCAGCCGAAATCAGCATCTAAGGTTAAAAAGGGTGTATTGAAGGCAACGGCGAGTAAGAGTGATTTTACGAAGTGGGACGGCAAGATTGATACAATTAGTGATATTAACTGGATTTACAACAATTTGATGATTGCTGACGTGAAGCCTGAAGACGCACCGAGTCCCGGGGCGTGGGCCCATTTGATGTATCATCGTTCGAATCAGGCGGCTATGACGGAGTTTTTCACTAAGGTTTATCCTCGTCTGATACCATCGAAAAGTGCGGTAGAGAAGTTACAGGACAAATTCCATGATGACGGTAGAGCAACTTTTGACCTCCTTGACCGATTACTCTCAGAGTGCGGCGGCGGTCCGGTCGAAGTACCCGATATACCAGTGGTGCTGCCGGAACATTCCGGGCTACAAGACGCGGAAGGGCAATCTGCTGTTTCGCCGGAAATGCCTTGAATTAGCTCTTGAGAAGGAGGATTACGCCTTACAGCTCTGGATCATGTGTTCCAGGGACCTGCTGTTCTACGTCAATACATTCGTGTTTACCTATGATCCGAGGCTGGTACCGGACAGGATTCCTGAGATACCTTTTATCACTTACGAGTATCAGGATGTAGCTTTTGACCGAATCCTGACGGCTATCCGGGATAGATTCGACCAGTTGACGGAAAAATCACGCGATATGGGTGCGACGTGGATGTATCTCATCGTATTTTCGTGGATGTTTTTATTTACGAGCTATTCTGCGTTTCGATTATTATCGAGAAACGAGGACCTTGTAGATAAGGATGAGGACCCTGACTGTCTGTTCTGGAAGATAGAGTTTGCTCTGCTTCATCTGCCGAAGTTCCTTCAGCCGGAATTCAACAGGGTTCATCTTCATTATAAGAACCTGGACAACAACACCACGATAGACGGCTGTACTACGACATCCGACGCTGCCCGCGGCGGTCGATGTACGGCGATGTTCCCCGACGAGTTCGCAGCCGTTCCGGACGGTGCCGGTATGCTGGCCTCGACGAGAGACGTAACTAAGTGCCGTCTTTTCAATTCGACACACCATGGCGCCGGGACGGCCTTTTACAGGCTTAGCCAGGGTACGATAAACAAACTTACACTTCACTGGTCGCTTCATCCGGAAAAGAATCCCGGTCTGTATTATTCGAAGAACAAAAAGGTCGTAAGGCTGGATGATTTCAATGGCAAGGTGAGAATCCAGGACAAGGAGTATAATTTCCCGGAAGAATATCCTTTTATACTGGACGGCAAGCTCCGCAGTCCGTGGTATGACAACGAGTGCGCTCGAGCTGATCATCCGATGGAGATAGCCCAGGAGCTTGATATCGATCCGTTCGCCGCCGATTTTCAGTATTTCGACGGTCCGATGATAGAGGACATTGAAACTGAGTACGTTCGCCAGCCGTATCACGAGGGTATGCTGGAATTCGACGAGGACAGTCTGGACCCGCTGGAATTCGTCGAGGGCAAGAACGGCCCATTGAAATTATGGATTCACCCCGATATGTACGGCCGGTTTCCTGTAGATTTGCAGGTCGGAGTAGGAGTTGACATTTCGGCAGGTACCGGAGCGAGCAATTCGACAAGGAGTTATGTAAATCTAAGGACAGGCGAGAAGATAGCCGAATACGCTGATCCGTGGATAAAACCGGAAGCGTTCGCCAAAGTCGGGATAGCCCTGAACAGGTGGTTCAACGACGCCTTCGAGGTACCGGACGGTGCCGGTCCCGGCCGGACATATTGTGATGAGCTTATAAATCTCGGATATCGCAACTTATATTTCAGGCGTGACGAAGTCGGTCTGAAAAAGAAAGTATCGGACAAGCCCGGTGTCTTTTTGAATCCGAAAGAGAAAAAGGCACTGTTCGGAAAGTATCGCCGGTCCTTAAAAGAAAAATCGTTCATCCAGAGAAGTCACGAGGCCAATCAGGAATGTCTTGCATACATTTTCTGTGCGGGCGGCAAGATAGAGCACTCGGCATCAGTCAAGAGCGTCGATCCGTCGGGGGCCGGTGACAATCACGGTGACAGGTGCGTGGCCGATGCCTGTGCGAATAAAGCTCTGGAGTTACTTGGAAATAATAATATATCGGCTTCGCCTGCGGGACAGCCGGTGAATTGCTGGGCGGCAAGGAAGCGGGAAGCAGAACGGAAGAAACGTAAAGAAAAGGAGTGGTAGCAGGTATATATACTTCAATGAAACGTTACCCTTAGAATTGGGCCAAAAACGAAGAAATGTTGTTTTGTGTAGTATATGGAGTCATGGATGGCAAAGAAGAAACCCGAACCCGAAAAAATGACCGAAAGAGACAAGAAGTATTACAGACTTGGTTACGATCATGGACACCAGCGGCTTAAGTTAACTATCGCAAAACTCACAACTTCAATCGAATATCTTGCTCACGAACTAATGAGGCTCGATAAAGCGGCTCCCGTATCGGGAGTAGTTTTAACTTTTATAGAGGCCCAAAGACTGGCAAATATATTGGAAAAGAAGGGGAGTATTCATTGGAAAAAGCGGTTAGAGAAGAAAATCGACGAAGGCAGGTATAACGAAGCTCTGTTTTCATTTCTGAAATCTTAATTCATTCAAGAATTCGCTGTAAATCTTCCGTAATTAATCAATATGAGTCCGGTTGGCTCCAAAGTGCATAGATGTTATGAAGATTTACGACGTAAAGGCTAAGAAATGAATTAATGGCAGAATTCGATCCAAAAAGTACAGTCCAAATCGAGCAGCTCTCGAAGGCAGTCGGCTACAGCAGGGAATGTCTTAGTGTCTATCGTGACAACAGGATAGATATACTAAGGCAGCTCGTAGGCAATCATTACTCCAATAACGGAGCTGACGACAAAGTCCCTATCAATCTTCTTGAGCTTGCGATAAATATCTACCTTCAGCGCTTGGCCGCACAGACTCCGCAGGCGGAGGTGACAACGGACTATAACGAGCTTAAAGAGATATGCACACGAACCGAAATCAGCGGCAACCAACTCCTTGAAGACATGAAACTCGGTGACACTCTGCAAATGGCTGTAATGGGTGGTATTATCTGCCAGGGAGTAGTCAAGACAGGTCTCGGTCTTGCCAGTGTGGAAGTAGGTGACGAAACGATACAGACAGGCAGAGGGTTTGCCGCTTACGTCTCTATGGATGACTGGGTACAGGACATGACGGCTACTGATGACGAGGGCAGTCAGTACGAAGGCAACTTTTATTACACGACCATAGACGAAGCCGAAAAGATGTTCCCCGGTCATGCCGGTAAATTCGAGGAAGTCGATAAACAGACCAATATAGAAGAAAAGGCACACGACATTTCCGAACATTCAGGCGAAGGCCAGCGGGAAGAGTTCAGGACGAGAGTCAGACTTCTGGATATATATTTAATCAAGCAGAAAAAAGTCCTTCGCTGTTCTACCAATGACGACGAAAAAGACCCCATAAATGAAGTCCTTGCAGTAATCGACTGGAGCAAACGCAAAAGAGGCCCGTATCACAAACTCGCTTACATGAGGATAGACAACAACGCCATTCCGGTAGCGCCTGCAATGCACTGGAAGGACATTCACGATTTGATCAACCGTCTTTTCCGCAAGCTCGGACGCCAGGCTGACAGGCAAAAGACAATCACGGGCGTTCAGGCCGGTGCGGACAAGGATGGCAATCGAATCATCGACGCCAATGACGGTGACACTGTAAAACTCGACAATCCGCAGGCAACGAAAGAGTACAAATACGGCGGCATACAGCCTGAGTCGTTGGGTTTTCTTGTTATGGTAAAGGATTTATTCAGTTATCTGGCAGGCAATCTCGATGTGCTCGGTGGTTTAGGTCCGCAGTCCGAGACCCTCGGACAGGACCAGCTCTTATCAGCCTCGGCTTCCATGCGAATACAGAAGATGCAAAAGACCACGATAACTTTCGCCAAAGAAGTTATCGAAGATATATTTATGTATATGTGGGAAGATCCATTTTACAATCCCACTGTCACTAAGCGGGTAAAGGGTTTCGATGATATTGCTATTCAGGTCCCATTCGGGCCTGAGCACAGGCAGGCCGAATTCGTAAGACTCAATATCAATATCGCTCCCTACTCGATGCAGCAGACGACACCGGAGGCGAAACTACAGGGCCTTCGTACTATCTTCCAGGAATTCGTTGCACCGTTCCTTCCCATGATGCAGGCACAGGGCATTTCTATTGATATGGAAATGCTGTTCAGGAAGATAGGCAAGCTCGGAAACATACCGGAGCTTAATGATATAATCGTTTATTCGAACCCGATACACGAACCGCAGCCTATGCAGCCTGCCGGCAAGCCGGGGACAACTACGCGGCGATACGAGCGAGTCAGCAGGCCAGGTGCTACGAATCCGGGCAAATCACAGATTCTTCAGCAGGCGTTGTTCGGTGGTAAGCAGATTCAGGGCGCTCAGGCCGAATCGTTAATGAGACCAACGGGATAGGAGATAGCAATGGAGTGCAACGAATGTAACGAACATTCCGGAATTGTGGCAAAAGTAAACCAAAACGAGAAGGACATAGGGACAATATATGAAATCCTTGAAAAGGTAAGAAACCGATTACCGCACTGGGCCACGATATTGATATCGGCTTCATTTTTAGTAATCGGATGGCTTATAGCCTTCAAATTTTTTAACAAGTGAGCTTATGGTAATCTACACTTATAAATGTAAATGCGGACACAGACAGGAAGTATCACGCGGAATGAATGATGATATAGTTCCTGTAAAGTGTAATCAATGTCACTCCATTATGCAAAGGGACTTCCAGACGGATTTCGGCGGTCCTCAGCATTGCGGCAACTGGCCGATGACTTCTTATGCAGCCGGTGTCCATCCGAAACAGATACCTGAAATGGTGGAGTTCGACAAAAAGCACGGAGTGCCGACCCATTACTCAGAAGACGGAGACCCCGTATTTACTTCACCTTCACACAGACGTAAGTATTGCATGGTTCATGGCTTATTCGACCGTAACGCCGGACTGAGTGACCCCGTTCCGGCGATGTGCAGATAAAACCCGAACTGAAAGGAACAAAAATGAGAACGATTGAAAC